AGTATTATCACGTATTGAATACATCGATTCATCTTGTCGTCTGCCATTGGTAAAATAAAAATTGTATATTTGTGTCCAAAAATTAGTTACCATATTAGATTTATCGTCCCAAAATGTAATGGTAACTGGATTATAATTTATTCTAGTTGGTACGAGCCTCGGTTTATTATACTGATTTAATGTTTCAGTATCAATATCAAACTTTGGTGCATCAACTGATTTAACTCGATGCGTTATACCTTTTAGAGCATTTGGGTCTATACCAACACCCGTGGCAAGGTTTGAATATTTAAAAGCAACAAAATATTGATTCTTAAATCGAGGTATACTATCATACTTCGCACCCGTAATTCCGTGAACACGGGGCGCCTCTGACGCCCCGTAGAAAAGTGTATCATACGTACCAGTTCGGCCGATCTTTTGACCTTTTAAATATTGAGCCATATTACACTATTATGTTGTCTGATTAGTAACGCCTGTAGGCATTAAGTTAGTACCACCACCAGCAAAGTGCAGTGCATTATCATATCGAATCGTTAATGATATCTGTATTGCATCACTTGCGGCATAATCACCTTGGTCGTAATCAACGTTCTGTATAAAGCAACCTTCTAAATGCCATTTATCTAGTTCAACAGCTGAATCACCATGATTACCTGTTAAAATAGCGACAGTCATTTCGAATTTATAATCAATTCCACTTAATGCAGACACTTGATTATGATGGTCAACTTGTCGTTGTATTTGACGTCCAACTAATCCCGAGATATTGTTCTGTACGTCATCCCGAAATACACCAGTAATTGTTTGCCACTCATGCTTACCCGTTAAATAGATACGCGAGTTATATGAATGTACTTGTACTTCTTCATAAGTAATCTTAGGTCGATCACATGTGACTACATTACGTGTATATTCACGAATACCTTCACCGTCCATACGGAACTCAACCCGATACTTATATTTTAACTTAGGTTGTAAAATGCCTCTAGCATCTGCTGAAACATCAATACCAAATTTAGTCATAAGCTTTCTCCCTTCTTTATAATATTTACCTAATCCAACCCAAGAATGAGTGGGGGCTTACACCCCCATTCACTCGGGTTTTAATGAAAAATCCTTATTATGCAGTTCCTGCAATAGTCAAAGATTCTCCTGTATTTCTCACACGAATTGGAATATAGATAAATTCAACTGCCTTAACAGGCTGAATTGCTACATCTACCCAAAGTTCGTTTCGATCGATACGTGTTGGTGTGTTATTGGTTGTATCACACACAACTAAGAAATCATATAATGCTCGTTTAGTAATCATATCACCTAAGAATTGATTAAAAACGGAAACTACTTGATTTCGTGTAAACTCATCATTTGGTTCAAACAGAAACGGTTGTGACATATCATCAAATCGTCTACGTAAAAATGCAACCAAACGTGCAACATTAACGCGGTCTAACGCACTTGTTACTGTATGCAATGTCTTTTGCCCCCAAACAACCAGGCCCCTATTAGGCATAAATGCAATTGGGTTTATTTTGTTTACATAAAGTACATCACGCTGACCTTGATTCAATACTACTGGATTATACTCGCCTTCACTATCAATGTAACCAACACTTGTAGCGTTGTTTACTAGTCCACGATTATAACCAGCTGGTGCAAACCATTCGTATGCTACCTGATCATTGTAACCCATTGTACGTAATACAATGTGCGATGCTGGCTGTACAACATTGTCGCCTGTTACGTTAGTTGTTAAACAACCACCTGGATACCATATACCAAGATCAAAACCGGATGATACAAGACCATCTTCGCCATTTTCAGCTGCGACAGCATAATTGCTTGCCCAGTTTTTAGTTGATGTAGCATCTGCCGATAATCTAAAAGGTGAATCACCAATAACAAACGCTGTTTCCTTGCGATCTACATTAAGTGTCTTCATTTCATCAAGCAACTCTGGGAAACCAGGTGCACAAATTAAGTTAAAGAAACGAGTCTCTGCTCGAACTTCTTCACTGGCTGATATTGCAGCTGCCATTGATACTGTAATAACTTTCTTTTGTGCAAATCGACCCATATACGGATCGCCGGCATTTTTAAGGCCTGATTCATTATACCATTTAACGGCTGTTGAATCATATTTCTTAACATCATAGCCTGATGCCATAAAGTTCCAACCCAAAGTACCCACTGGATATGTTGATGGATTTGGACTTACTGTTGTAACAGTTTCTAATGCTGATGATGAAGATGCTCGGAAGTTACCAAAAACAATTCCTTGATTACTTGTTTGATCTGTGTTATCAATTGCATCCCATGATGTTGTTGTACCATTATACTTGTACAATGACGGATATGCATCAACTGCTACTGTATCTAACCATATATCACCTGCTGAAGGTGTTGTTGGTTTTGATGAAGCTGCTGTCAATGTACCGCTAAATGTACGCCATGCTGTAGTACCACTGTTGTCATATGTTTCTAACATATCAACTGTAGTATTACGACTATCATACCATAAACGACCGTTTGCTGGTGTGCCTGTCGGTGCTACTACATTTGGTTCATAACTTAATGCTACCCAATTACTTGATGTAGCTGCTGTAAGACCCAAATTTGCAAGCATTGTACCTGTACCAGCGGCAAGTGTAATATCTTTACCTGCTGTATTTGTAATAACAATCTTGTTACTTGATACACTTGCAGTAATATCTGTAATACCTGCTGAGTTAATCAATGCAGCTGTTCTAATAACTGCTGTATCTGATGTTGCTGTATATGTAACAGTTGTACCATTAACTACAATTGAATGTGATGCAGTTAATGACGGACTTGCTGTACTACCAGTTACTGCTAAGGTTGCACTACCGTTAAATCTCACAAGTTGATGAGATGCAACATCTAATGTATGTGCGCCTTGTTCGTGATTATATTTAGCAAACAGATTACCAGCTACTGGCGTTCCAAAATTTGTCCAAGCTGCTGTTGTGCTTACTAATACTGGTGATGTAATTGTTGTCCATGTTTTTGTAGTAGCGTTATAAAGTTTTACTCTAAAATCTGTACCACTGTTGTATGACGATGTTTTAATCCATACGTCACCTGTTGCTAATGCGGCAGAAGTCGACTTTACAGTCGGTACTGCGGTATGTGCCGCGAATTGAAAATCTTTGCTGGCTGCGGCTGCCCATGTATTTGTACCTAAATGATACCATACACCGCCAACTTTTTGCCAAACTCTATTATGTGAGTTACCGCCTGCTACGGCTACCCATGCAAACTCTCCGTCTAACCCTGTACTGTTAAGAGGTGCACCGGTTCCTGAATCATAATCAGTGGTGGCGCTAATCTCACGTACGGTAGCTGCTACCCATGTAGCAGTTGACGCATTGTAAGTAAAAACACCTATCATTGATGATGAGAGATCTAACCAGTATGTACCATTAACAGCGGGGCCCGTTGGTGCTGTACCTGCGGCTTCAAGTTCTGATACATCAACAGCTGCTCGAAGAACGTATGCACGATTAGCAAGGCCTAAATAACTATGAGTTGCTAATAAGCCATACTCATTTTGGTTATCGCCATGAATCATTGTGCCGCCAACTTTACGGAAGGAAGGATTGCCATATGTTTGTAATAATTCCCTTTGTGAGGTAATTAATTTTAACGTTGCTGTTGTGCCTGTTGTTCCGGTTGCTGACCCTGTGCCACTAGGATGTGTCTTATCTTTGCCTGTTGCCATAACAACCAAAGGAACAGTACCGTTACCAGCAGACCCATAAAAGGACTCATCGATTACACTAACCGATACGCCCGGTGAAACTAATGTTGCCATGCTTCTTTCCCCTATGTTCTTTAGCCTTAATGGCTAAATGTAATATACACATATTTATTTGAATCTCGGCAAATAACACGAATATAGAACCACCTTTTAAAGGGTTCGTCGTAAATAATAGTATGAGTACAAAAAGACCACTTTGCACTTGCAAAAAACGCCCAGTTGCAATCAATTATGTAAAAAATAATAAAACATATTACCGCAAAAAATGTGACAAGTGCGTACGACTTGAAAAGGGATTAAATGCTACACCCGTGTCTAACTGGATGA